TGTTCGAGGCCCTGTTTTTCGGGTGGCAAGAGCACGACCGATACAGGCTAGAAGAGCAAAAAGGCGACGAGGAGCTACACGGGCAACTGGTGAAAGCATATGAGAGAGAGGACATGGAGTTCTTTTTCGATATGGGCCGGCAGATGGGCTACAACGAGATGTGGACCGAGCGTGCGGTGGAGTTCGGACTCAAGCCATGCCAGGTGCGATGGGCACAGCAAGTGCTGCAAACAAAGTTCGATGGCGATATGACCCGGTTCGATACCGAATACCCCCTCTCGGCGCAAATCGCGTTCACGTCCAGCGGGAAAAGCCCGTTCGATCAAGTCATTGTGTCCAATAGAATCGATGAACTGAAAGACAACCCACCGCCCATGACCGTGGGCTCGGCTGCTTCATACGATGGGTTCAAGCTCGCCCTGTTCCCAGGGCAAGACAACTGGCAAGTCTACAAAGAGGTAGACCCCAATCACCAGTACGTCGCTACAATTGACTCGGCCCACGGCATCGATGATGGGGACTTTAGCTGCGTGCAAGTCCTCGATGTCACCGACCGATGTCAGGTGGCTGAGTTTTATGCCAGAGTTCCGCCCGATGTTGTCGCCAGAGAAGCTGCGGCGGTCGCTACAGCCTACAACTTCGCAATCGTTGTCCCAGAAGTCGATGGCCCAGGGCTGGCTGTGGTGCGTGAGCTTTTGGATATGAACGGCGGCGATGGATACAAAAACCTGTACGTTCGCTCCCAGAGCGGTAACTGGACGCAAAGGTTTGGATTCAGAACCGGGGCCCAGGGGAAAAGAGATGCGGCAATCGCTGCGCTTGCAAAAGCTATCCGCGACAAATCGTGGGACTTTTACTCGCTGCGCCTTCTGAGCGAATGCCAGGTCTTTATCGAATCATCGACAGGGAAGTCCGAGGCGATGCCCGGAGAGCACGATGATGCGGTAATGGCGATGGCTATCGCCCTTTACCTTGATTCAGAAATTTCAGAGAGGATGTCATCAGAAATTGACATCACTCCAAAACCGAAACGAGAACGCGGCGCGGTGTATGTGCAGGACCTGATGACAGGAGATACACCCAGAACAGACCCACATTTGGGCTCATCGGAGTATTGGTAATGCAGACTTATTTACTTTTTTTCCTTTTGTTGTGCTACATTTTTACTATGTCGATGCAGGTGGCGCTTATTTGGCTTATCCATAAAGACTCCACACGCAAAGACGCACTTGAAAAACTGCGAATCGAGTCCGACAAGGCAAAGCAGTGGGACTCATTTGACATGTATCAAAGAGACGGCCTTGAAGCGGTAATCGCGGGCCGAAAGGAGCAGGCATGAGCTTTGGGGCAGCATTTGCATCGGGACTTGGCGGTGGCCTTGCGAGCGGGGGGGTACAATTGGCGCTGGGCCCCGAGGGGCTTGGGCTGTTCGGGAAAAAGCAGACCCCTGAGGAACCGCGATTCCAGGGGCCTGGGATGGGCAGCTTTGATGACTGGATGAAAAGCATATACGCAAGTGTCCCGAGCGGAACAACGCAATCACAGCGCATCCCGATAGAGGTAAAGCCCTTTGAGACCCCACGCTCTGACAGGGTTCAGAGGCTGATGGCAATATCCAACATTCAGGCCGGGCTTGGCTGGGGCCGTTAGTGGCGGCATACGGGCCGAGGAGCGTCGAGGGGGGAACGGCGATCGACCCCGTATTCGAGAAGATTCGAGACCGGCTCATCCACACCTTCTCGCCAATGATTCCCTCGGCAGATGTCCGAGCGCAGGCTGCCCAAATGGCGATGCGTGGCCTGTCCACGCTGGTGCCGCAATCACCCCAAACAGTAATAAATCCAACAAGCCCTTCCATTTACAAACCAATTGATGCAAGAATACGAGCGACCATGAACCTTCGTAAGCGCATCCCACAAGGAGAAGTCTGATGAGAGACGCCAATGAGGCAGGTGGAGCCCCCACTGACATTATGCAGCAGGCAATCCAAAAAATACTAAAGACGCTGAAGGCCGATGAGTTCTTGGCGTTGATGCAGGATCCAGGCGCGATTGCAAGGGGCGTCCGTGGCGGTGGCCCCGAGGGCCCGATGGCCGCACAGCCGCTCACACAAGACATGGCCCCACACCCAGGATACACGCCCCAGGGCGGAATGGGTGGTGGAATGGCGGGAAAGGGAACCATGGATGGCAAGAGCGCCAAGCTGAAAGCCTTATACAACATACTGGGAACTGGCGGGGCAGGACCTAAGTAGATGGATGGCCCAATCACCAGAGAGTACGAAGAGGGCAAAAAGGCCTCTTACGAGCCGAAAAGCAAAGAGAAGAAGCTGGCCTCTTTCGTGCGAGAGCAGTATGAGCTATCCGAAAAAGCGAAACAAAGCGTCATTGAGAGCGCATGGCTGGGCACGGCGTTTTATACCGGCAAGCAGTGGACTCGCTGGAACCGCGTAACCCAGATGCTAGAAGAGCCGTCCCCACCGCCATGGCGCGTGCGGATGACTTTGAATTACATCATGCCTACGGTCGAGACCCTTGTGGGCAAGCTGACTGAGAACCGCCCCGGCTTCATGGTTATGCCAGCGACCGATGACGATGATGATAAAGATCGAGCCAGAGCATCTGAAAAGCTCTTGAACCACATCTGGCACGAGACAAACATGCAAGTGAAGATGCATGAGTTCTGCAAGTGGATGGCCACGACAGGCACGGCATTCTTTCGCGTGTGGTGGGACCCAACGGCTGGACACGATTATGAGTTTGAAGAAGAGCAGCCCATCGTAGAGCACCTGGAAGAGGTCGTCGGCCAAAGCGCCGAAGAGATGGAGGGCAAGCCCAAGGCGAAGAAAAAGCGCAAGTCTGAAAAGACCGGCTTCCCCGTTGTCGATGTCCTGAGTGTCCTGGAGGTGGCGTGGGACCCAGGAGCAAAGGACCTGGAGAGCGCCCAGTGGATTGTGCATGCGAACTCGCTGCATATCGACCAAATCAAAGACAACTGGCCCAAGGGCAAGCACGTCAGCCAGTCCGACTCCTATCACGCCGATACCCAGAGCGCACAAATCATCAAAGAGTTCAGCGGCAACGAGGGCCTGGATGAGAAGTACATAGACCGAGTGGTTGTCCTGGAGTATTTCGAGCGCCCATCCCCGCGATTCCCGGACGGGCGCTACCTGGTTGTGGCCGGAGACATCTTGCTGGAGCAGTCCAACGAGCTTCCTTATGGGATGATGCCATTTGTGATGGCCCGACACGTCACCTCCCCTGGAAAGTTTGCCGGCGAGGGAGTTGTCAAATCAATCATCGCTCCGCAGAAGGAGTTGAATAAATCAGTAAGTCAGCGAATTGAAAACAAGAACATCCATGCCTCGCCTAAATGGTTAGCCGAGAAGGGGTCAATAGAAAAGCATCAAATCACCGACCAACCGGGGGAAGTGATTGTGTACTCGCGCACCGCCACAAGGCCCCCACAGCCTCTTCCCCCACCCCCACTGTCTCCGGAGCATCGCGCTATCCAGGACGAGCAGATTGGCCACATCGAGGCAATCAGCGGCGTCAGCGATATCACCAGGGGCCTCGCGTCTGCGGCAACATCTGGCCGCGCCATTGGCCTTTTGTCTGACTTAGATCAAACAAAGCTCGGGCCCACAGTGCGTGAGATGGAGCGAGCAATCGAGGACTTGTGCTCATGCTTGCTTCGGTTCTGGCGTGATTATATGCCGATCCCCATGACGATTCGAGCGGTGGGCAAAAACAAGTCTATCGATGTATTTGACTTCTATTCATCTGATATCCAGAGCACCGATGTTCGCATCGTCGCAAACTCGATGCTACCGAAGCATCCCTCGTATCGACGCGAGCAAGTGATGCAAGCATTCCAGGTTGGTCTGCTTGGAGATCCAGCAGACCCGCAGGCCAAGATGATGGCCCGCAAGATGATGGAATTTGGCGACACTGAACTCCTGGAGGGTGACGACTCTCGGGATAGAAACTACGCCAAAGAGGAAGTCGAGCTAATCAAAAACGGTGGATGGGCTGATGTGCAGGCGTGGGAGGACCACCTCACACACATCGACGTTCACCTGGCGTTCATGAAGAGCGTTGAATACCGAATTTTACCGACAGAGGTACAAGAGAATTTTGTCCGACATTTGGCCTGGCACTACTACATGGAAAGCCAAAACGCGCAGGGTGTTCCCTGGTGGTCGAGCTATGTAGAGGCTGGAGGTAAAGACATGCCGCCGCCTGAAATGCCCGCTGGGATGATCGGAGATGAACTAGGTGTTGACATGGCGCAGGGACAAGGCGCTATAATGGCACCAGGAACTGAGGCCATGCCGATGGCTCCTCCGGGAGAAGCAGGCATGGGTGAGGGTGGTCTAATGGGTGGGGGCACTCCGGAGCTTAATCAAGCGATTGGGACACGGGGCCCTGGCGTAGCGGACTATGAGTTTGGGTTTGAAGCCTAACCAACTTCGTAAACTGGGACGATAAACCAGGAGAGCTTCATGGAAGATTATACGGGCGATAACAGTCACGAGGAGACGCCGTCCTCGGAATATAGCGTCGAAGAAGATCAGGACACTTCGTTTGCGTCGGACGATATCGACGATGAGCCTGAAATTGGAGACGATGGTGAGCCGCAACCAATTCCTTACAAACGGTTCAAAAAGTCCCGCGAGCAATTGCGAGACCTGAGAGCCGAGCGTGATGAGTTGATGCAGCAGTTCAGCGAACTTCGCGGACGACAGGCAAGTATGGAGCAATATGTCCAACACATGCAGCGTGCAGCGAGTTCCCGAGACCAGGGGAAAGAGGCAGAGGAGGACGAGTACGCAGACCCGCTTGAAGGCAAAGTCGCCAAGCTGGAGAAGATTATTCGGGCGCTTCACTCTCGACAAGAGAGCAGTAACCGCAACACTCAAGTCAAGGATGCCGAAAGGCAAATCCGAGGAGAGCTTGATGCGGCGCGAAGCAAATACCCGGATATGAACGATCTGTTTGTCCTCGATGCACTCGCCAGGAATCCAAACGCACGGGTGGCGGATTTGGCCAAAAAGAGCCATAACGGGACCCATAAGCGTTTTGAGGAGTGGGCATCCAAACGAGGGTATAAACCCCGTGGACGCCGACTCGCGCCTGCTGGTCGTAAGGGAGCAATCAAGCCTGTAGACATTGGAGATGATCTCGATCTAGCCGAAGAAGCCGCGATTGAATACTTACTGTCAATCGAATAGAAAGGCCAAAATACCATGGCAGGTCAAGGCGGTGGATTTCCACTTCCCTCGGGAGCAGCGGATACCACTTTTACTAACGGTTTTAATGCCGTCCTCAAAGACTTCTTTGAAGGCACGGTGCGAGACCATCTCAATACTCAGGTAACCCTTTTACAGCACATCGAAAAATCAAAGCGTAGCTTTGTTGGTCGTAAGATCGTCTTCCCTGTGAATCTTCGTCGGACTTCTGGCGTTGGTGCTCGCGGAGAGAACGGAACTTTGCCAGCGGCAGACCGCCAACGATACGATGATGTCAACATTTCCGCGAAATACCTTTACGGTCGAATCGAATTAACCGGTCCGGTCATCGAGGCATCCCGTGGAGATCGAGGAGCTTTTGCTTCGGCATTGCGCTCTGAGGTCGAAGGCATGCGCCGTGACTTGCGTGACGATTTGAATCGTCAGCTTTTCGGGCTATTGCCGCGTAAGGCATCAGATGACTCCGTGATGGATCTCACTGGCGTATTAGGCGTTATTAGCGCAACGGCGTCGAGCGACACGCAGACCCTAGATGCCGGGAACGGCAAGGCGGGAACGCGCTATCTCAAGCCTGGGATGAAGGTAAGCATTTTGGCGGCAGACGGAACCCATCGCGGGTCCACGTTTATCGAGTCCGTCGATTCTGCAAACTTTCAGGTCGTGCTGGACGCCTCAACTGCCTGTACGCAAGATGATGTTATCGTTCGTGGCGATAGTTCGGGATCCAACAGCATGAATGCCGAGTTGACTGGTATTGCCAATATCGTTCAAGCCCAAACAACGGGCTCGTTCCAGGCAATCAGTACGACGGATTTTCCAGAGTGGGCTGCATCTGAGCTTGCAAACGGTGGGACAGCCCGCCCGTTGAGCTTGGAGTTGATGCAGTTGGCTGTGGATACGGCTGATGAGGTTGGCGGTGCGGAGCCCCGTTTGATTATGGGGCACCACAGCGCACGGCGTGAGTACATCAACCTTCTGACATCTGACGTGCGATATGCTCCCGAGCAATTGCGCGGTGGTTTCCAGAAGTTGTCGTATGCCGGCGGGACTAACCCGATCCCAATTGAGTTTGACAAGCACTGCACGTATGGTGCGCTGTACTTTGTCAATACTGCGGACGTGAAATACTACGTTCAAAAGGACTGGGCCTGGGCTAACCGGGATGGCTCAATGATGAGCCGTGTTGTCGATAAAGACGCCTGGGAAGCATTCATGTGCTTCTACGGCGAGTTGGGCTGCGAGCGACGTAACACACACGTCATCCTCAAAGACCTGGCAATCAGCAATACCATTTTCTAATTTAGGTTTGGGGGGCATGAAGCCCCCCTTCCTTTTCATTCAGTATCCCTTCGGGGGGAAAACTGTGGAGTGATGAACCATGATTAAAGATCGAAACATTGGATATAAGTACAAGACCGAATTTATGTCGGCGTACACCTTCAACTTTTACGAGTTGGCAACGCACATCAAGGGAACCATCGGTGGCGCTGCAAAGCTGACGGAGATTGGTGCGCTGGGCGTAGTGGGCCCAAAGCTCGATGCCGTAGGTGAGTGGGCTCGGACAACCTTCCCGGTTCCAAGCTATTGGGACACGGAAAACAAGATTTTTGTGCGCTGCATCTGGTCTGACAATGGAACGGCTGGAACCGAAGATATGACGGCTCATTTTGCTGTATGGTATCAGGAGAAAGCATACGGCGCGGCTCCGACAGCAGCCATTGGAACTACCGCGCTGGACAGTGTGATTGTGGCAGACAAGCACTCTGGCTCGGCAGACACCATCCAAGCCACTCCGTGGGGCGCGATTAATGCTGACTCGATTGCATCGGCTACGGACTACCTCACGGTGGACGTGGAGCTTGCAGCGGACGCCAACGACCTCGCCCCGGTCTTGATTGGTATTGAGTGGGCCTACGTTCCGAAGTTGACCAGCGGTTCGCAGGTTAGTGACCTAGCCGATCCGACTGATGCGTAATGGTACTCACTGAGCGACAATGGCGCGACATCAAGCGCATCAAGTGGAGCGATGCTGAATCTCGTCGTATCCGCGAGCGTGTGCATGATGACAAGCTCATTGTCGGTTGGTGTGGAAAAGAGAAGCGATGGATGCTTGCTCGGGTGGTTCCTGCGACTGTGCATATGAAGTATGGTGCAAAGACAATCGCTACCTCCGAGCAAGCACCCTTCATTTGGAAGCGGTGGGAGACCGACGATGGGTTGGCGCTCCACATTCGAGATCCAAGGCTTATACCATATATCCAGCGATGTGACCTGTGGCGACAAGGCGGCCAGAAGTACATGCTTCAGTTCGATCATGCGGAATGGATTGAAGAGACGAAAGAGAAAAGCGAGGGCGATGAGCTTGAGTACGCCGCCAAGCAGGCCTTTGATCTAATCAAGCCGCTCGCGAAGAACAAGGTTGGATACATTCCCAAACACCCCGTATCCACGAAATGGTTCGGGCCGACCTCCTGGAGATAGCAAATGGCAACGGTAAACCTAACCAGAGCCCAGGCAAAGACACTTGCGAAGACTCTGATGGACGAGAAGGGTGCGCTCTTTTGGACAGACGCCCAGATGAACGCCCTGTTTGACGAAGCCAATCGAACCGTGTGGCGAATGCTGGTCAAGGCCAATCCGGGGCACTACCACACCAGCACGGACTTCGCCTGGCCGGCTGACACTGAAATCCAGGACATCGTCTCCGATTGTGGGGTCGCGGCTGTGCCATACAAAATCCTCGGCATTGAGAGCAAGGAAACCGCAGGGAGTGTAACCTCAGCCAACCTGCCAGCCAAATGGAAGCCGATGATGTTCCAGGACAGAACGAAGTTTCTGCAAGACTCTTCGCCGTACTGGGTCCCGAGGGGGCGCTACTACTGCCTGAGAGGCACCAAACTGTTTGTGGCACCACTCCCAGGCGAGGCGCTGCAATGCACCATCTTCTACATCCAGATGCTAGACAAGGTGACGAGCGATGCAACCGAGTGCCTGGGCGGGATGGCAGAGAGCTTTCATGATTCGGTCGCGTATTGTTTGGCGTGGCTGATGAACTCAAAGCAGAATGGCCAGAACCCCACGATAGTCCGGCTGTGGGAAAGCTCGAAGCTGGAGATTGAGCAGCACGCAGAGGAAATCAATGCAGACGAGCCTCGGCAAGTGCGCTATATTGGGCACCACTAGGAGCTTGGATGTCGAAGGTTATCCCCATACGTGGTCCGTTCCCAGGGGTTGAGGAGCGCGAGAACGCACAGAAGCCGGAGCATGCCTCCGTCTCTATCAACATCGATTACAGCCGGGGGTTCATCGAGTCACGCCGTGGGTTTGAGAATCGACTGAATGGCATCGCAGTCAAAAGAGCGCAGGTACATCACTTCGTCTCATCCCATGGTGAGGAATACCTGCTCCTTGTTGGGCCGAAGGCGAATGGCGATATCATGTTCTTGCCCTTGTCCAAAAACGGGCAGTACCTCGTCAAGGAGGGCTCAAACTTCACTGCGGGGCAAGACCTAACCGCAGTATTTGGTGAGCCGAACAATCCGGAGTTTCGGTGTAGCTTCGTTGATATGCTCGGCCCAGAGGATACTGATGGGGATGGAGAGCCTGACACGGCTGCAAACGTATGCCTTGTGACAACCAAATACGCCACGTATGTCTTCGATCCAACGTATTACTCTGAGTTTGAAATGAACAATACGATGCTCACGAGACAGCAGGCCGCGATAGTCCGAGCGTATTGGATATCACCGCCAAGGGGCGATATCGCCGTAGCGCATCAGCAGGCTGTTTTCTACGCTGGCTTCCGGCGGGGCGAGACAGTGACTCTGTCAGACCCACTTGAGGATGCCCCTGACTTTTTGGGGGTGGCGACAGGAAAGCACGACAAGTCGATGAAGTCTCTTGAGCCAGATTTTATTGCCTGGTCGGATTTGTACGACCCCTTCGCGATTCAGAAGGACAGCTTTACCGCCATTGAGCCCGGAGAGAAGGTTACCGGGATGATCCCGTTTCAGAGCAATCTGGTGATTTTCTCAGACAAGGCAATCTACCTCCTTGTCGGCATCATTGGATCCCAAACCCCGCTAGTAATGCAAAAGGTCGTGCATGGCATCGGCTGCGTTGCCCCGGACAGCGTGGTGAACATTGGTGACTCGATACTCTTCATGTCTCACGATGGCATATACGCCTTTGTCGGAGGAACGAGTCGGCTGCAAAAGACCAAGGGCATGGTCCAGAAGGTAAGTGAGCCAATTGGGTCACTGTGGGGCGAGTCAACCGCGTCTCATTCCGCCCCGAGATACATGTCACACTTTCTATCAAATGCTGGATGGCCATTCAAAATATCTGGCGGTGGGCAGCACCTGACCCAAGCCCTCCATATCCCCGGTCGAAACGAGGTCTGGTTTTCTATCCAGTGCCAGATGCATGCGCCATTCAGCTTCGCTCTTACCGCTGTGTATAACTACCAGCTATCCGCATGGACCTTCTACATGAAGGGGTCCGCCGTCTATGGAGGAAACAGCGGGAGCCAGAACCCGAAGCAGATTGGCTCGTGCATGTTTAGCGGCTGCGTCGTCAGGGAGCGCAATGTTGAAAGGGTGTTTACGACCAGCGCAGACTCGGAGCTTCAGGAGCACGGGCTGGAATACGACCACTCAAAAGCCCTGGATAACAACAACCACCCGATACCAGTTTGCTGGCTCAGTGGCCGCCTTTTCAGAGAGAGCGACATGACGACGGTCTATCGGCCAGTTCGCATAAAGATGCTCTCTAGAGGCAGGAGCTACCAGGGAGTCGCAAACATGGGCCCGGCGGGCAGAACATTCACGACCCCCGTAATGATGGCCACGGGCGAGGAGTCTCATTGCGACCATGACGCGGAGGGGCCAACGGCAGTTGATGCTGTTACAGACCCAGACCGGCAACAAACGACAGCCGGGATACCGATGCACCCGAACCCGATGTCCAAGTCGTTTTGGGGCGATGCAAGCACCGTGCAATCGACGGTCACAAGCTCCTCGCACATCGACGGCGTGGACTTGGCTGGTGCTGTGACGTATGGAAACAATGGCATAGCCCCGCCGCCCATGGAATGGGGTACAGCCAAATGGATGGAGCGGGACTGGTTCTCCTCCACCCCGCAGTGCGGTAGCGTGCGCTCGCGCTCGTGCAAGGTCGGGTTTTTGGCATGGCCAGTGAATACGGCGGCTGGCTGGATACCGTCCGGACTTGTAATCCAATCGTTCTCACTTGAGGCGGACGTGGGAGACCAAAGATGAGTTTCCTAAGAAGCCCGTCACACGTGACCACGAAGACGTTCAAGGTCAGAAGAAACCCGCAGGGCTACTTGTTCCCGTCCGTTCCGCCGGTCTCACCGGCAGCGCAGGGCTCGATCAGACACCTTGGAAGAGACAATCAGATACGCGCATTGCAGATGCACATAGCTAACCTTGGCCCAATCGTCACGCCAGACGTTTCAATCTATGACGCCATAGCCACGCTACCGAAGGGCGGCGGAAGGCTCATCTTATCGGAGGGCAACTGGGTCATGCGGAGCGGGATTACCACCACAAAGAAGGTGCATATCTACGCGGCGTGCCCAGGGGCTACCAGGCTGGTTCGAGACCAGGACATCGATGAGCCCATGATAACCCTGGCAAACAACTTCTCGACGATACACGGGGTAACATTTGTTGATTCCGATGACACTAACCTTGTGCCGGCAGTGAAGATCACCGGAGACTACTGCACGGTGGATGACTGCACATTTGAAAATGTGGGCACCGGGGTTGAGATGGTCGGAAGTTACTGGAACACCGTGTCGAATTGCATTTTCCAGGCATGCGAAGAATATGGGGTTAGCGTCACCGGCTCACCAATCATGCACTCAATCCTGAATAACAAGTTCATTCTCTGTAGCCCCGCATCCGGAGGGTGGCTGAACATGGCATCCGGAGTTGACAATGCCCTGATATGCGGGAATGTGTTTGATTATGCCGCCGGAACGATTGTGTATACAGCGGGCAACAACCAAACGTCAGCAGAGATTGAATCCTGCAATGCGGTGAAACTCGCTAACATTACGAGGAGCTAGTAGATGGCGGCATCAGATGTAACGGGCAGTTGGGTAACTCTTTCAGACGCAGCGACAGCGGAGGCGGCTCACCTGAATACGAATTTCACAGAGCTACGGAATCTGCTGACATCCACCAAGCTCAATCACGAGAACTTACAGTACCCGCGCTCTCTTTTCTGCGTGTCATTTAGCATGTATGAGGGGGCGGACTTCGACCCAGGCGGCAAGCAGTTCACATTCAAGCTGCCACAAGGCGAGGGGGCCACATATGTCCCAGTCAGTATTTATGTCGCTGCGGGCTCTTTGGCCGGAACTGTGGCCGCGACGCTTTGGAGGGACGATAGCCCTGATGTGCAACTTGCCCAGGCCACTTGCTCGGTCGTGGGTGTGCCTGCGGAGGATACGTCTTTTGCGGAGTCTTCTATCAACGCGGGGGAGCGGCTGTATTTTTCCATTGACGGGGCATCTGGCGGCGGAGATGAAATTTCTTTTGGTGTATGGATGAAGGGTTATCACACGGACGCGGCATGATATGGTTGATGTAAATCTAAAGAACTGGTCTGTGTTTTCGGATGGTGTGGCAGCCTCTGCCCATGATGTGAATATGAATTTTGCGGAGTTGCGCTCTTTGGTCACAACGACGAAGTTAGATCACGACAACCTGCTGCAACAAAAGTCGATGTTCTGTGTCTCGGTAACGTCGTGGAAAGGGGCGCGGCACAAGGATACGCATCACTTGTCCGTCAAGCTCCCGACTGGCATTGGGATGGTGCAGGTTGTAAGGGCTCAGTTCAGTTGTGCAGATTACGATAGCGGGGCTGCGGATGCATTTTGTGATATATATTATAGGTCAACGCGGGGGGCTGGGATAGGCAGCGGCACGCAGATACTAGATCAACTCACCGTGGACGCGGACAGTGAGGTAGCCGAGGAACTTGGGGAAGACTACCCAGGGGAATGGTTCTCACCCCTTCCGGGCGGAGGGGTGGTTGTGTTTAAGTTTTCAGCAACGAGCAGTGGGGCTGGTTGCGACGGGTTTGCAGCGCATTTATGGCTCAAGGCCAAGCACGTAAGGTAGTGACATGGTTACAAGAACTGAAAAGGCATATAAGAATCCCCGGTCCACGATGGCTGATGGTCGGCTGACTGGGCAGGCTCGGAACATCTCAGCGCCAATGCGCCAGGGTGGGGTGATGCGAGCGGCGGCAGAGGGTCGTCGGCGGCGAGAGGGGGCTCCTCCGGTCCCACACACACGCCCGCCGGTATCCACCCAGCAAAGAGCAGAGGCCGCCCTCGCCAGGGGGGCTGAGCAGGCTGGCCCTGGTGCCATTGCGAATGCGGCTGTATCGCGGCTTCGTGGTGCTGGGCTAGGCTCCCAGGCCATGGGTGGTGGCGGTGGGCAGCCCCCGCCAAAGCCAACGCCGTTTGGCCCTCAGTACAAACCGGGGACGGAGTTGGAAACGGAGGGACCGATCGAGCCCCTCACCTGGGAGAAGCCGGATTTGGGGCCGGCTTATGTCCCTGGCTCAGATTTTGCGCCGGAATATAGTTTTTTTGGTGGCCTTCTCGGCGGCAGCACGCCTGAGATAAAGTACGGAACGAAGACGAGTGCTGATGACTATGACCCGGAGACCGGCGAGGGGGGGCTTCAAACGACCATGCCGAGCGGCGGGCAAGGCATCCCGATATATGACGATATTACCGGGGAGATTATTGGTTATTATAACGTGGCCGGGACCACCTTCGATGCGGATGGCAATCAGATTTCTGCGACTGGCGGGGCGATGTCCAAGGACCCATGGGACCCGGAGGCCGGTAAGTTTGAGAGCGAGAAACCTCCGACCGTGCAGGAGCTTATAGACATGTACCTTGCGGATGACTCAGAAGCGGTATCCGTTGAGGATGTACTCGGTCAGCATTACGGGCTAGACCAGGCGCAGGCCTCGGCGGGTACAGACTTGGCCAGCATGATGGGTGGCCTTGGCATGGGACGCTCTGGCCAGCACATGCAAGGCCAGACCACCCTGTCGGCGCAGACGTTTGCCGATAAGCTGGCTACCAACCTCCAGGCAGCGACGGCCAATGCGAATTTCGCGGCAGAGAAGGCGAAGAACATCATACAAATCCACGGCCAGGGGCTAGACCGAGCAGAGCGGGCGGAGCTATTCGATGAGTTGATGGCGCGTCAGAAGGATGTTGATAAGTTCTCGATAGCCGAGTATTTGCTTGGCTTGTCCGGCAATGACCAATTCGACCTGGCAGGCCTTGGCAAGTTCTTTGAGATGTATGACCAGGGGGCGAGCCTTGATGAGATCCTAGATGCCATGGTTGAGGGCGGGCATATGTCGGCAAAAGCAGCGGCGGACAACCGAGGTTTCCTGGAGAAGATATGGGACTCAACGGGTGGGAAAATCTTGGGCTCAAATCTAAACCCGCTCAATTGGTTTGATTAGGAGGCAGAATGGCACAGATACCACACATACCTGGAGTCCCGCAGCCCGGTGGTTACTTGACCCAGGTGGCTGCAAACAGGGCGCGTAGGAACGAGAGGGCCTCCCAGCCGGGAGTATGGGAAAAGGCACTTGCACAGGGGCTCGCCGGGGGGCTGTCTGGGGGCCTTGGCGCACTAGGCGGAGAATGGGCGAAGAGTCTATTTGCGGATGACGATCTAGAATTTGCCTCAGATCTGTCAGAGAAGGCCAACGCGGACATCGAGATATTCACGGAGCCAGACCCAGAGACCATAAGCCAAGAGGGCTTGCAGCGCAGGCTAGATGGGTTGCTAGCGAGTGACGAGGTGGCCAGTGGCGTTGGCGTTGGCCGGGGTCAAGAGCTTGGAGAGCAGAAGAAGGGGCGCTTTGCGATTGATAAGATTGAGGGGGTCCCTGACTGGACGAAGAAGCGAGACGCTCCTGCTCCCGATGAGGTCGAGGGCCCTGGCCGAATGACAACCATGAACAGGGCCATTCTCGCCATGCAGCAGAAGGCTGGCACAGAGCAGGGACGGAAGGAGCTTCACCGGCAACTATACCCGGCGGTGCCGGATCCGAAAGCCCCAGACCGAGCGCCACGAGGACGCAGATTTAAGAGCGCGAAGTACCAGGCGCTCTGGCGAAAGAATGTGGCCTTGACTCGGCGTGCAGAGCAAAAAGAAATTCGAGAGATGCTGACCTCGGCAAAGGGCGTTGAAGCGCATAATTTGAACGTCGAGAAGGAGCGGGAGGATAACAACGCCAAGGCAACCGCCAGGACCGGGAGGGGTGCGCCAACGCACAGTCGCGAAGGTTTGGTGTGGATGGCTGGCACGAAGTGGCTGGCCTCTTTGGTCTACGAGCGAGGCCCAGACGGCAAGTGGGTGCTGAAAAAGGAGAATGGGGTTGTGACTCCGAGCTTTCCTAACGGGGAAAAGGTCGGCAAGGAGGAGATGGATCTCATTACTTCGGCATTCGTTAAGACCCCTGAAGCTCAGCAGAAGCTTGATATTTTCTTGCGAACTGGGCTCGATAGTAACCTCAAGGCCAAATTGCCAGATGACGTCTTGAGTAGCATGAAAAAGGCCATGGGAAAAGCTGGTCCGGATACAGTGCTACTTGGCGGCAAGACCCCGGACAGGGTCGATCTCGTGGAAGCACCGCACCCGTTCACGATCTCAGGGGGGGTGCATACCTACGTCAAGGCCGAAGGCGCAAAGTCAGCAACAGCGAAGTCGAGCGAGAAAAGACACCACCTCACAATCGAGAACCTCATTGACCTCTTAGATGACCACTCGAAGAAAACAGCCACCAAGGGCCTGAGATGGGATAGCGATAACCATAAATGGCTTGATGTGTCTGTGTCATTCACAGACAGCGAGGCGGCTGACATCCAGAAGGTCGTCAGCTTGTGGGATGAGATGAAGGGGAAGGCGGGTGATGGGAAAAATAAGGCAGCAAACAGGATAAATAAAAGAATTACAAAGTTTTGGAGAGGAAAACGTGCTCTCCGCAAAAAGATGGTTGAGTTGATACAGTATAACAATACAACCAAAAAGGATGCACCGACCACGCCGCCGGCAACAGCAGCGACAACGGAAGAGAAAAGAGTGGAGACACAGGTCGGGGCGCAGTCGAGGCTATCGAGTAAAGATTGGGTTTCGGATATACTCAAGGGGGTGCCCATGCGGATAGCCGAGGGTGAGAGCACGAACTTTGTTGGGGAATCCGGGATACCCTGGACTCCGCCAGACGGGTCCCCGCGCCACATACCGCTGAAGGCGCTACGTGGAAAGACCGTGGTTAGGGGGGGGAATGTTACCGCAAGGTTTAACCCCACCCTCAAAAAACAGCTAGGCGACGACGGAGTGCTGGAGGTGTCCGAGGCCCTTGCGAAGTTGGTTGCCGCAGAAAGGCACAACCAGAAGCAGGCGTGGGCAAAGCACCTGAATAAGACCAGGAAGACAAAGGTAAAGATCGAAAAACCGGTGAAGGAAAGCGTTCTAAAAAAGATCCGGACGTTCCTTGAGGGCCAGGGCATTACATACGGCACCACACTAAAGGGCTGGGCATCCCCGCCCACAGCCATGCGGACACCAGGCCCAGGGCAGGGCGACGACCCAGTGAGGAGACTGAGCCAGGGGAATCAGGCGCTTCACGCACGCCTTATGGACATGGCCAGGCGGGGTGAAATCTCGTGGCAGAGCGCAAAGCGGAGATTCCTCGGTCAAGCGGATCGGGCATAGCGCATGCCAGATAACGACAAATCCTGGTGGAACGACCCGGTTAAGATGGTGCGATGGCTCAGGGAGCCGGTCCATGAGGTTGGACAGTGGGGAAGGAAGTGGATGGATGAGTTCGAGTGGGGGTCAAAGAATCAGCCCCCGGAGGCAACTCCCACCCCCGTGGCGGGCACAGGAGACGTCGAGAAGGCCGCAGACCTTTTCACGAACCCGACCTGGAGGGCGCTCTGGATGGGCAAGCCGCCGTCCACCGAGAGGCAAAAGCGCAGCGGGAGGGGCCTGCCTGCGGCAACAAGCAAAGACATCCTTGCGGCTGCGGGGCAGTTTAAGCCGGGCGGCGGATTGCTGCCACTTGCCCCTGAGTCAGCCAAGGCGGCTGCCAAGGCGATAGATCCAACCCAGCACCTTCCTGGCGAGATGCCCCCTCCAGCCAAACCCCCGGCGTGGACATACGACGAGCCGCCGATTGGGGGCTTCACTGACTACAGAGTCCCGGGGACGTCGGGCAGGGCGGCCCCTCCGGATAAGTCAGCGCGAAGCGCAGGCTGGCCATTTGATGCGGATGGCGGGGTCCAGGGCGGGCTATCCATGCGCGAGGTCGATCAGATCGCCGATAGAGATCGAGGCAAAATGAGCCGCAGTGAGTATAGGGATGCCTCAGTAAAGGCAGCCCGCTCAAAGGCCATATCGGACATCAAGAGCCCACCGACAAGGACAAGTGAGAGCGGGAGGGAAATCGAGAAGCTATTCAGTGACCCGCGATGGGAAGCTGCCGGGAACAATCCAGGAGCCCTGATGCAGGAGTTTCGGGACAAGCTGGGTGAGTTGGAGAAGTGGCGCTGGGAGAGGAAGCCGTTTCCGTGGGACCTGTACCGCGAGAAGAAGCGGGCCATCATCCTGAGTTACCGGCAAAAATACACGGACATGCTCACCGATACATTCGGCGTGTCTGTCCACGGGATGCCAGGCAGAAAACACGCGGCGAGGGTCGTAGTCCCGGTACGTGACGCCGAAGGGAAAATTCAGAAGTTCCCCAACACCGATGTAGACGAGTACCGGGCAGCCACCCCGTCGAAGTTTATCCCGGACGAACTGAAGTTGAGTACAGATGTTGGCCCTGAGATTGGTGCTCCGCTCAAGGTGAGGGAGTGGACGGCCCAGACGACCTTCGGGCCAAAGGTAATGACAGAGGAGTTCACCCCAGCCGCACTCACAAGCGAGGCACAGGTTCACCCGGACGTCAAGTGGGTGTTTGACAAAGACACAGGCATCCGCCTGTCACTCCCAGAGCAGCACAAGAAAGAGGGCAGGGTGCAGGGCCTTCAGGCCAAGCTCGATGAGCTAGTGGCCGCCAGGGCAGAGTATATCAAAAACCCGCTGTCCACCGAGGGGAGGACGATATTCACCGCGCATGCTGTAGGCGACCTGGCGGGCGTCCCACCCACTGAATACGCCGCGCCGGCACGCCCGCCCGAGCTACAGACGGAGGAGTTGAGGGACTTCCCAAGCGACCCCTACGCAATGGGCCGCCTCCGGGAGTTCGACCGCCAGATAGAGGCAGCCGAGATGAGCATCCTCCAGGAGGAGGAGGGGCCAGGCGATGTCCTGATGAATGTCCGGCCAGGTAAGGAGTTGAAATACGCGAAAAGCGTTCAAGTGAAGGGAGATACCGAATACTACCTGCCGATACTCGGCATAACGGTAACTGTCCCAGGGAACCATGAGGTCTGGCTAGCCCCTCATGATGCGGACTTCTATCTATCGAAGAGGGGCGGCAACCTTCCGCCAGAGGAAGTGATACTGGGTCTCCACCCGATGAACCCGTTCGGGAGGGTAACTCGCGGCGAGATGGTCGAAGCCCAGATGGAGGGCGGGTATCGGGTTGCCGGGGCCCTCCACCCAGCAGAGAGCCTGTACCACGATCTAATGCTCACCTACAACCCAGGGGCTGCGGTCTTAGGTGCTGGGACTACTGTTGCAGATTATTGGCGGGGCGTGGAGGGCGACGAGGAGGGTGACCTGCTGAGAAAGCGCCACGGCGCTCGCCATTATGACCCGAGAGAGCAGAGCCCGCACTGGATGGCGAACTTTGGCAGATGGGCCGTTCAGTTCCTCCCGTCCCTGATGGAATCGGAAGTCATTATGCGGGCCGGGTTGGGTCTTAGCGGGTCGCAAGTAAAGTATTGGCGCGGGGGACTTCCGCACGATGTTCAGTTCGGCGCTGCTTACGACCTGTATGGCTTTGACCCAACGATGTTCGAGCTTACCGGAGGCTCCAAGTCTGACCTGAGCCTGGGCGATGCCCTCCTGGAGACCACCAAGAACACTCCGGAAAGCGGGTGGCACCTAATCTCCGGGCTGGCGACGATGGCGTGGCAGGGCGCGTATGGGACCGGCAAGCCAGAGCATGCGTATGAGAAGTCAAAAGTCCTTGGCCAGACGCTTGGAGACATGTATGGAGCCATTGGCCACATCGGCTACGGCGTCCTGATGGACCCAAGGGTGGCCATCCCGCATGACCCGGTTGCCGCTGCGCTCATCTTTGGCATGACGGTGAAGCCAGTCGTCAAGGGTCTCCAGGCCAGGAAGGGGTACAAGAAGGCCACTGTTGACCGGGCAGTCATCGAGGAGATGAAGGCGCTGAGCAAGATGGAGGAGGGGGCCGGCGCTCCGCCAGAGCTTCTTGAGGTTGCGGAGGCTTATAAGCAGGTAGAGGCTGCGGTCAAGCACCGTGAGACTCGATCGATTTTAGACCAGGAGTTTGCGGAGCTAGCCAAGCACAAGGACTGGCCGGCGCTTCGTGACGCTATAGAGGCAAAGAGGCGGGTCGTAGCGAACAGCCAGGCCAAGGTGATGCGGTCCAAGGGATTCGCTCGCCGTGAAAGGCGCATCCTCGCCAAGCTCCAGAAGGGCCTCCGCGCCTTAGAGACGAAGGCTGCCCTGCTGAGGGAGAAGGCAATCGAGAAGCTTGTGGTCCGCAATGAGCGGCCAGTGCATGATGTGGGGCAGGCAGCGACCGCAAAAGATATAAGGACCGGGCGCAAGGCAGAGCCAAAAGCAGAGAGGCCCATCGTCGAAAAAGACTTTGAGTTCCGAAGGCTTGAAAAGGCAAAGGCGGAGATGGTCGAAGCCGAGGCCGCAATGGACGCCCTGGAAGCGAAAGCAACAGAGAGTGGGCTATGGTCACCGGAGTCCCGGATAAGCCTTGGCCGCGTCCAAAAGGATGGCAGCAGAGCGTTCCCAGAGTACGATGCGCTTTCGGATCGGTGGCGCAAGGCCAACGACGAGTTGTTTGCCGCCGAGGAAGCAGGGGCTGCCGCAGAGGTTAAGTATGGCCCGAAGCCCGCCGCCAAGCCTGTTGCAGAACCCGCTGTTCAGGTCGAGGCAGCCCCCAAACCCGTCGCTCAGGTCGAGGCACCCCCCACAGCCCCCGCCCCTGCAGTGAGGTCGCGACTTGTGGGCGAAACGCTGGAGCCAATCCGGCCCAAGACCAGCGCACAGACAGTGCCGGAGGGGGCGGGGGTACTGTCGGTGGCAGATCGGGGATTTGTTGAGCGCGTCACTGAGTCGATTGGCGGTGCCAGGCGAGCGGGCCAGCCGGTGTGGGGCGCAGAGGTTCGCTTTGCGGAGCCGCCCGCGCGCCAGCCTGGCTGGGTTAAGTCAACGAACGAGGTGGGTAGGGAGTACTGGGTCCGGGAGACTGCCCGATACGACATCGAGCATCTTCGGTATGGGAGAAATACCCTCGACGTTCCTCGCACAATGAGAGAGGGGCCGTACCGCTTCATGGCGGGTAACGACCCGGTTAAGATGGTGCGATGGCTCAGGGAGCCGGTCCATGAGGTTGGACAGTGGGGAAGGAAGTGGATGGTGGACCGCTGGAAGAACCTCCCGAAGGACTTCCAGGTCTTGGTCAACAAGATTCACACAGACCTCCCCCGGGCAATCCTGTCGGCATCCAAGCTCATGCCAATAGCGACCCCATGGTCTGCATTTGAGATGACAGGGATTCTGTACAACCGCTTCATAAGAGATGCCCCTGGCCTTGGGTACATGCGGTCCGTGGTCAGGTCCCCACGAAAGCTCCTTCCGGCGACCGTTCAGGCCATCATCGAGGAGGGCAAGCAGAACAAGTGGGCATATGAGTGGGAAGTGGATGCCCTCATGAAGGACCTCCCGAAGACCGTGGAATGGGGAGGTAAGTCATACGATGTTCGACCCAGGCTGAGCCAGCACTTCAAGACGGAGTACAGAAACACCTCATTCACATGGGACGATCTCAGGCTCATTCACTCGCTCAATGCCACACAAATACAGCAGATGAAGGGAGGCAGAGCCCTGCCACCATACGGGAAGCCGGGCGGAGCGATGCTCGGAGGCGACCTCGGGGCCCGAGTAAAGGGCGCTCCGGCAATATCTGGGATGATTGGGCGGCTGGAGACTCGCCTTGCCAACTCTCGCAATGGCCGGATCGACGTGTACAGGTACAACCCGGACAAGCTGACCAAGGACGGGAAGCGCGGGGCATGGGAGATAGATCCAGAGCTAAAGGAGTTCCTCCAGGTAACGGACAAGAAGAGATTCAAGGACATCCAGGACCAGGTAAAGTTCGCAAACGAATACGGCAGACCGCTGAGCCGCCGGATGCACGAGGTCATCAAGGAGGCCCACGAGCTTGGGATTGTTGACAACCCAAACACTGCAATGCAGTGGTACTGGCCGTCCATCTTTGAAATCAAGGGAAATCTAGAGACGTGGTTCAGGAAAAAGCACAACAAAAGCAAGCCAGAGACGAGAAAGGAGGCGGAGGCTGCCGCAGACTACGTCGCAAAGGCCTTCCGAGAGCTTGAAGGGAAGAGGAACGCCACGGTTCGTTCGCTGACAAACAAGCTGCGCCAAGAGAACGTGCCCATAGAGAAGCGAATCGAGTACTACGGGCAGGTAGCCGACCTGAGCAAGGAAGTCTATGGCGGCTTTACCTCGATAAAGAACTCTGTCGAGGCGATGAAGACGTACAACAAAATCAGCAAACTAACTGACCAGTCCTTCTTGCCGCAAGGTGCGCCGCCATGGATGAAGCCAAGGGTGATTGTTAGATCGACCCCCGCTCCAGGCTACAAAAAGATGCCGAACAAGGCTCTGTTTGAATACCTTGGGAAAAGGCGAGTTCACAAAGAGCCCGCAAATCTCGCCAAATGGAAGAGGGAGGTGGACGCGAGTGGGAAGGCGTACTGGGAGACCAGGGACTTCGTCAAGATTGAGTCGAAGCAAAGGCGATTTGCAGACCTCGCCAACAAGTATGTGCTGGAGGATGTCTACTGGGACATCCAGTGGACGGAGGCAATCCAGGCGGCTTCAAAGGATTGGCTTGCTGGGTACGTGCGCCTCATGAAGGGCAATTTCACCATCCGGCACCCTGGGGTTACAGCGAGGAACTGGCTTTATAACGTCCTGGTGTTTGCGCCATATGGTGACATCAACCCAATGAACCCGGCGCGGTGGAAGCTCTATGAGATGATGCTTCGCGATACGGCGGTTGCAAAGAAAAGCCCGCTGTACGAGGCAGCGTACAAGACGGGAATATTCAAGAGCAACTTCGCCAACGTCGAGGGCCTTGTGGAGGCCCAGGGGATGGCCATGCGGGGCATCTTCCAGAATGGCGAGGGGCTCTTGCATGCACTGCTGGAGGCATCGATTGGCAACAAGTTCATCAAGGAGCGAGCGGGGCGTGCCGGCGCGTTCAAGCAGCTTTTCCAGGACTACCCGGGAATGCTGTACGGGTGGATGGACTCATCGTTTAAGTATGTGAGGTTCCTCCGGTATCTAGAGCAGGAGGGCTGGCTGAAGAAGAACCCTGCTACCAAGCAGTTGGATCTTTACAACAAGGAGACTCGGAAGTTCGGGGATCTCACCGGGACGACGACTATTTTCCAGGAGTTTACCAACAAGGCCATCGACCAGTTCGGAAATTACGAAACGCCCCGGTTCACGGATATGTTTTCCACGCCAATGCACGTTCCTGGTCTGACGGCTGGCGTATCAAAGGCCCTGGGCCTAATATCGCCCAACCAGTTCATGAAGTTTATGGCATGGTCAATCCCGCAAACCGTTGAGATGACATGGCGGAATCCGATACTCTCATCCCTTGCGACACAGGGAATGGATGCGCTTACGGAGGCGTTTTCAGAGGGCGTCGGGCTGGACATGGATCGGTTTGGCTCCATCCTTGATGTCAATACAAAGTACAATCGGCTCGTGCGTGCCTTCCCTCGGGACCTGTCTGTAGACAAGGAGTTGCTGCTAGGTGGGCGGGATCCTGTCAGGATTGGACGGAAGACATACCGCCCACCAACGGAGGTTGCTGGCCGCAAGGTGCGCCTCAATAGCGCTGGGGAGGCGGAGTTCCATGTCCAGACTGCCCCTGGGTTCGACCCGGAGGGGTTGACTGGGGAGCGCCCGGCCTATGGCGGAGAGCGAAAGGTAAGGCAAACGGGAGTCTGGCTGACGTTCAAGCAGATTGGAAACAAGGATGCCTTTGAGGCCCTGACTGGCCTTAGGGGCGATAAGGCGGAGCGAATCCGCAAGAGGATATTGGACACCGTCCCGCTGAAGGGCACGTTCCCCAACATCCGATGGATGACGCCGGGGTCCGAGTTCGTTTCCCCCACAAAGCCTGGGGAGCGAGAGACGGCGGCGGACTGGGCTCAGTTCTTCATGGCTCCGCAGGGTTGGCCGATAAAGTATCTGTACATGGCGCTCGGCGGACAGGACCCGACCACAGGCAAGCTTGCCCTGGACCCCACATCCACCGTTGATGATTCCAGTTGGAGCCAGATAAAGAGGTTCGGGTGGACGTTCGTCAGAGATCACCTCGGGATTGTCGGCAACATAATCGAGGACTATGCGCGGGTAGATAGCGGCGAGGCGGACTGGCTCGGGCGTCCGTACAAAGACCGGTATCTGCAAAGGTACACGGGCCAAAGGACAGACACTCACACAACAGAGGACAAATTCAGGATCCGAACGAGACAACTCCTTCTGATTGTTGCCGATGACGTCAAGGGAATGACGCAGTACTGGCGAAAGAAAACAAAGGAAGCGGGTCTCCGGACAATGGGGTTTGACGAGGTTGCAGACATGCTAGAGGCAACCAACGAGGGGTCCGGCAAGAAGCTAAGGGAAGTTGTTGAGCAGATAGAGCACGACCGGATGAGAAAGCTTTTGGCGCAATACCAGGCAGATATAATGGGCCTTGGCAGCTCATCTGAGAAGCATCTTATCATCCGCCGCATGCTGGAAGACTTGCTCACCTCTAGCATGGGGGCGAAGCCCTTCAAGGCAAGGGCAGTCAGGCTATTGTCCATGATGCGGGAAGATGCCGATGAGTGGAACAAGTACATCCGAGCCAAGACAACCGACCCAGAAAAACTCAGGCGACTGGAGGAGGAGGCGGCGGCTGACCTCAAGAAGGCCGCAGAAAAGTTTTCTCCAGGGCCGGAAAGTGGTAAAACAGAATGGCCACCCCCGCCTGAGCGGAAGCCAGCGCGGACTGATTTTATTCCACCAAGGAGATAGGAGAATAGATAGATGGCAAATTCACGATCAATGTATATGGAGAAAATTGATAACCTGGCCGATGACGAGACGGTGACATTTACCCCTCCGTTCGGGGCGCACACCTGGCAGATACGGCTGTTCACAAACGGCCACGCCACCACATCCGTCAACATCCAGACCAAAGACGAGGACGGCGAATTTATTCATGTTGATGGCTCCCCGTTCCAGGGCTCTGGCGGCACAGACGACTTCGATGCGAGTGGCGAACTTGAGCTTACAATCGATTCCACAAATCCATCGATTCGCGTTGATGGCGATGTCCTTAACGCAGTAATGAAGGTCAAATGCAAGGCCTATCGGACGCTGGAAGATGTCGCAACCAGTGGCTACACAGCCATACTTAAGGACTAGGGGCATACCATGGGAACAACGAGATACGGCACACGCCTTAGTATAAAGAAGAGTCAGCTAGATGCCATAGGGGGCTCATCTGTAGACAATGAGTCTTTCCGCGCCGATCAGGTTTACATGAACATGGTCAACAAAAGCGGTGGCACCCTGGCCAAGGGAATCATGGTTCGCCATGTGGATGGATCCGTAACAGGAGTTCAGGAATCGTCGAGTACGACCGGGAAGGCCACCATAGGTGTTACGCTTGCAAGCTCTGCCGATGACGCTGCGGTTCAAGTCGCCTACGGCGGCAAGGTTCAGGTGCTTGTCAAGAGCGGACAAAACATCAGCGAAGGGGCGGTGTTCAAGCCCCAGAACGACGGCAAGGCTCAGTCTGGTGGTGGTTCAAATGCCATGGGATACTTGCTGGAAGATGGGGACTTGTCTGCCGATGGCGGTGACGAGCTTTTCTGGGCTGCCATAGTAATAGGGGAGCAGGGATAGAGATGAGCATAGAAACAGCACTATCGGCAATCCGACGCATAAACGCCCTTAAGGAGTTGGCTAAGCACGGAATTGACACAGGCAGTGAAATTGAAGAATGCGAAGGACTGCTAGACCTCTGCGTAAAGCGGCTGAAGGCACTCCCAGGCATTGAACACTATCGCAAGCGTAAGCGGTGGAAGGGCTCGTTCACGGACAAGCAGAAGGATGCCATCCGAGAGCACATGAAGACTCTCTCTGACGCAAGCATAGCGGAAGAGTTGTTCTCGCAATGAAGCCTGCGACCGTAGCAGGGCAGAAGGCCAAGTATTACTGCGAGGAATCCAACATATCCTTGCCTATGCTTGGTCTATCCACGTGGGATGACAGGAACGGGTTCAAGGCAATCCAAGAGGATTTACCTGCCTACGACTCTGTTATCGATGGATTGTTCTACTCAAAGAGCGTTGCTGCATTCATCAAGAAGTACCAGCACCATCTAATAATCGATGATGAACTCGTCGCTGCGCCGGGTATTGAATTGGTCAACTTCCTGAGCAGGAACTGTCATCGGTTCAAGTCCCGTAGGCGCATAGAACCCTCCGAAATCGTCGTCCACGAGTCGGTCACATCGGGCTGGCAGAGGACAATCAACATCCTCACTCGCCGCCATCTTGGCGTTCACTTGCTCATCCATGAGGACGGGACAGTAACACAACATGCAGACCTTTGCGACCGGCTGCCGCACGCTGGTCCGCA